GACTAAATGAGTAATACGAAAAAAGGTAAGACGGTCAGAGAGATTGCCGAGTTTTTTGGCATACATCACATGACTGTGCGCGAGTGGATTAAGCAGGGTTGCCCGTATATTCAGGCTGGTCGGCATGGCGGCGGGGAGGGCAAAGAATGGTTGCTAGACCCATACGAGGTGCATAAGTGGAAAGTCGAAAAAGAAGTCAGAAAGGCGGTGGGCAATTCTGACATTGCTGACCTCGATGAATCCAAGCGGCGTAAGGTAGCGGCAGAAGCGGCGCTGGTCGAACTGGAACTGATGCGCGAACAGGGTTTGGTGGTCGAGATTGAAAAGGTGTCTCAAAGCCTGTATGACGAATTAGCCAACTTCCGGGCGAAGATGTTAGCCTTGCCAACCAAGGTGGTTAGTGACATATTCGCGGCTAAGTCAAAAGACGAAATTAGAAACATATTGCAAGACAGTATTAACGAGGCACTCGATGAAATTAGCACCACAAGTGCAGAATCGGCAGATGAGGTTATTGAGGAAAGCGATACGTCAGACAATGGCGAAGTCGCTGAAGCCACCGCCGAAACTCACGATTAGCGAATGGGCAGATAAGCATAGACGTTTATCGGCTGAGTCATCTGCCGAGGCTGGAGTGTGGGACACCGCGCGTGCTGAGTACCAGCGCGGGATTATGGATGCCATCAACGACCCCACCGTGCGCGAGGTGGTGGTTATGACCTCGGCGCAGATTGGCAAAACCGAATTACTTAACAACATTGTTGGCTACCACATAAGCCAAGACCCGTCGCCTATCTTGGTTGTGCAGCCTACATTGGATATGGCGCAGACTTGGAGTAAAGACCGACTTGCGCCTATGCTGCGGGATACCCCTGCTTTGCAAGGGTTGGTCAAAGACCCACGCGCACGCGATTCAGGCAACACCACGCTACACAAAGTGTTTCCCGGTGGGCACATTACTGCTTGCGGCGCTAACTCGCCTAGTAGTCTTGCCTCGCGTCCTATTCGGGTGGTTCTGATGGATGAGGTAGACCGCTACCCTGTGTCGGCTGGGAGTGAGGGCGACCCGGTATTGCTGGCTAAGAAACGTGCTACTACCTTTTGGAATCGTAAAGTCGTTTTGGTTAGCACCCCAACCAACAAGGGGGCGAGTCGGATTGAGACGGCATTTGAGTCATCAGACCAGCGTCATTTCTACGTCAATTGCCCACATTGTGATGCCAAGCAAACGATGAAATGGTCGAACGTCAAATGGGACGAAGATAAACCCGAGACTGCGCGCTACATCTGCGATGACTGCGGTGTTGAATGGGATGAGGCAGACAGGATGCGTGCCATTCGTAATGGGCATTGGAAAGCGCACGACGAATTTACCGGGGTTGCTGGCTTTACCCTATCAACGCTTTATTCGCCGTGGGCTAGTCTTGCCGATGGCGTGCGAGACTTCTTAGAGGCAAAGAAACAACCCGCCACCCTGCGGGTATGGGTCAACACTTATCTTGGGGAGTCTTGGGAAGAACAAGGCGAGGCAGTTGACGATTACGAACTGTCCCAACGCCGCGAAGATTGGGATGCCCTGCCCCGAGAAGTGCTGCTTCTGACGGCTGGGGTGGACGTTCAGGATGACCGCCTTGAAGTGGAGGTGGTGGGTTGGGGACTCGACGAGGAATCATGGTCTATACATTATCAGACCATTTACGGTGACCCATCAAGCCCGAAGGTTTGGGAAGATTTGGATGTGGTCTTGGCGCGTAAGTGGGAACACGAATCCGGGTCAGAGATGATTGCTACCGCGACCTGCGTGGACTCAGGCGGTCACCATACGCAGAGTGTTTACAAGTATTGCAAAGCCCGTGAGGGTAGGCGCGTGTTTGCTATCAAGGGTGTTGGCGGCGACGGGCGACCGCTGGTGGGCAGACCCAGCAAAAACAACATCGGCAAGGTCAATCTGTTTCCGATTGGCGTCGATACTGCCAAGCACTTGTTGTTTAGCCGATTTCGTATTACCGAACCCGGTGCTGGCTATTGCCACTTTCCTAGTGACCGAGATGACGAATACTTTAAGCAGTTGACCGCCGAGAAAATCGCCACACGCTATCACAAAGGGTTTGCGCGGCGTGAGTTCGTCAAGGTGCGCCCACGCAACGAGGCGCTTGACGTTCGTGTGTACGCAATGGCTGCGCTGACCTTGCTAAACGCAAACCTAAAGGCGCTGCATAATCGGATGATGGCAAACCTAGATAAGTCGGAACAAGTCAACAAGGTTGCGCCTCAAATGAAAAAAGTGCAAAGAGGTGGTGCATTTGTAAACCGATGGCGTTAGAATTACAATGCAAGCCATCTAATGAGGGCGGTACATGGCTAACCTATTTGACGCGGCGAACGCGCCGACAACCGAACCTGTGACTGTTGTAGTCGGCGACTTCATCCAATGGAAGCGCACCGACCTTGGGACGGACTACCCAAACAATCTATACACCGCGACATACGTTGCACGGATTACTGGCGGCGGCGCTAACGAGATTACCTTAACTGGGACGGCAAGCGGCGAAGATTATTTGTTTACTGTCGAAAGTGCAGATTCGGCAGATTTCGCACCGGGTTATTACCATTGGCAACTTGAGATAGTTCGCAATAGTGATTCCAACCGTATTGTGGTTGACCGTGGCGTGTTCACGGCAATCGTTGACCTCGATGTAAACCAATCAGACCCGCGCACACACGCGGAGATTATGATTTCCAAAATCGAGTCGTTGTTGAGTGGCAAGGCAGATGCTGATGTTTCATCGTATAGCATCGCTGGTCGTAGCCTGACCAAATTGTCATTCTCGGAATTGGTAGAAGCGCGTGACTACTACAAGCGTGAGTATCAGAAAGAGGTAATCGCTGAACGCATACGCCGAGGGAAATCAACAGGCGCTACCGTAAAGGTAAGGTTCTAAATGGCACTCATCGACTTATTCAAGCGTAAGCAAAAGCCGCCAGCCAAACGCCAATACGCTGGCGCACAGATTGGTCGGTTATTCAATGATTTTGTGGCATCCAGCCGCAGCCCTGATGAGGAAATCAAGGCTGCGCTGGCGGTATTGCGTAACCGATGCCGTGACCTCGCAAGGAACAACGAATATGCCAAGCGTTACATACAACTTGCTAAAGCGAACGTGGTGGGTGAACGCGGCGTATCTATTCAAGTCAAGGCGCGAAACGATAACGGAACAATGGACGTATTCGGCAACGATGTCATTGAACGCGCTTGGAAGCAATGGGGTCGTAAGGGAACTTGTACCGTTGACGGTCGTTTATCTTGGGTAGATGCCCAGCGGCTATTCGTCGAAAACCTAGTGCGCGACGGCGAGGTGCTGGTGCGCTTGGTGAACTACCCGAACCGCTTTGGGATGGCGCTGGAGTTCATCGAACCCGACCTGCTTGACGAACAGTACAACCACGACCTGCCAAACGGCAACAAGATTCGCATGGGCGTGGAACTAGACAAGTTCAATCGCCCGGTGGCGTATCACCTGCTTGCCAAGCACCCCGGCGAATATTCGGGTGGCTTGATTGGTAAGGCAAAGTGGATACGCATACCTGCTGACAATTTGCTACATTTGTATCTGCCCGAACGTGCCCAGCAAACCCGTGGCGTACCGATGATGTCGGTAGCCATCTCTAGTTTGAAGATGCTGCACGGCTACCGTGAAGCCGAATTGGTAGCAGCCCGTGTGGGCGCATCCAAGATGGGTGTGATTACGTCACCCAATGGCGATGGTTTCCCAAGTGACGATACCGAGAACTCATACACGCCAATCATGGACGCCGAACCCGGCACGTTCCATCAATTACCCGCTGGCTACGATTTCAAGATGTTCGACCCAACGCATCCAACGAGTGCGTTTGCCGACTTTGAAAAAGCCGTGCTGCGCGGTATCGCGTCAGGCTTGGGGGTTAGTTACACCAGCCTCGCCAGCGACCTTGAGGGCGTAAGTTATTCGTCGATTCGTCAAGGCGCGCTAGAAGACCGCGACCAATGGAAAGTCGTGCAAGACTTTCTGATTCAGCATTTCGTGCAGCCGATATTTGAACGCTTCTTAATGAAGATTATGGAGGGTGGCGTTATCAACATCCCGGCAACACGGTTTGATAAGTTTGCCGAGGCTACCGTTTTCCGGGCGCGTGGGTTCCAATGGGTTGACCCGCAGCGCGAGATGCAAGCCGCCGTGGTTGGTCTGCAAAACGGTATCCTTAGTCTGCAAGACGTTGCTAACCAATATGGGCGCGATGTTGAGGAAACATTCGACCAAATCGAAGCCGAGAAACAGATGGCAGATTCGTATGGCATTAGCCTAGCGTTCCAACCATTTGGCGGCGGGCAAAGTGCCTATGGCGCTGGCAAAATCGACCCTATGACGGGCAAACCTGTAAGCGAGTTAAGCGATGCCAACCCCGAATGAGGCAATGCGCGAAGAAGCGCAACGCGGCTTAGATTGGCGGCGTGAGTACGGGCGCGGGGGTACTGAGGTCGGTATCGCAAGGGCGCGTGATATTGCCCGTGGTGCTAATTTGTCTGACGATACTGTCAAGCGCATGGTGAGTTACTTTGCACGCCATGAGGTAGACAAAGAAGCCGAGGGTTTCCGACCCGGCGAGGATGGATACCCCAGCAATGGGCGCATCGCGTGGGCGCTATGGGGCGGCGATGCTGGTCAGTCATGGGCAAACAAAGAGGCTGCAAAGATTGACCGGAATATGGATTTAAGACCATATCCGAACGAACACGCAGCACGCCTACGCGACCCCAGCAAGTACGAACGCTTTGCACGTGAGAACGATGCCTTTGGTCGTGGGATTG